TTGCAGGGCATACGATCGTGGTCGCGACCGTTACGCCGCGCAAGTGGAAGCACGGCAAGAACTGCGTCGGGATCTGGTTGCCTGAGAAGTATCGCATCGAGATCCTCTCGACGTGCAAAGGGTCGCACCGGCAGCAGGTTTGGGCGCACGAGGCGATCCACGCGATTCTCGACGTCGCCGGATACGAGGATCTGTCTCGCGACGAAAAATTGGTAGACATCTGCGGTCACTTGCTCCAGCAGATGCTTATGACGATCGAATGAGACGTCACCTCATCATCCCCGACGCGCAGATCAAGCCGGGGTCAAAGACAGAGCATCTCAAGTGGGCTGGAGAGGCCATACTTGAGTACCGACCCGATGTCGTGGTCTGTCTCGGTGATTTCTGGGACTTGCCGTCACTCAACAGTCACGCCGAAAGGGGTAGCGAAGAGCTCGAGGGGCGCCGCTACCAGGAAGACATCGACGCCGGGAATGTATCCTTTAGGATACTAAACTCATGTTTCAAAAAATCACGCAGCAAGACATGGAGCCCGAGACGGATCTTCCTCGAAGGCAACCACGAGAACCGAGCAAACAGAATCGCAAGTAATGACCCAAAGTGGAAGGGCATTATCGGTTCGCAGAACTGCCAAACTCTCGACTGGGAGCGGCACAAGTTTCTCAAGATCGTCGAGGTCGACGGCATCAAATATTGCCACTATTTCCCAAACCCGTTTAGCGGGAAGCCGATCGGCGGCACGATCGTCAACCGCCTTAACGCCATCGGCTCATCGTTCGTGCAGGGCCACCAGCAGGGCTTTCTGTACGCATCCAAGCAGTACCCGGATCACGTCAAGCATGGACTCGTCGCGGGGCGCTTTTACCTCGACCACGAGGGCTACCGCCCCGACGACGTGCAAGCGAATGAGTGGAGCGGGATCGTTGTGCTCAATGGCGTGCGGCGCGGCGACTATGACCTCATGCCGCTGCGCATGGATTACCTGCGCCGCAAGTACGGCTAGTGCCGCTGCTGCAGCGCCTCGTCGGCGACGACGGCGGCCTGTGAGCCCACCATCTTTGTGATCTTCTGCAGCGCCTCCCGAAAGCGCTGGATGATCGCCTTCTGCACCATGTCCTGGTAGGTCGACTCCACCTGCCAGCGCAGGATCTCATTGCGCTCCTTCTCGAGCGCCTCAATCTGGCGGACGTAGGTATCGAGCCGATCCTGCTGCTCCATGATGATCTGGCGCAGCTCCTGCTGGGTGCGGGCGCCGTGTATCCATTCATCAAGCCATGATCTAGGCGGGCTTATTGTGTCTATCTGTGCCATAAAAAAGCCGGCTGTCACGACGGGGCCGGCGCTCCGGGAGTGGCGGACGTGACTCCGTTGATGGTTATCTAAACTTGCTCACCTTTTTTGCAATCTTGCTGGGCTGTTTTACGAACTGCTTACCCTCTGCGCTGCCTCGGCGCTTGGCGGCGGTGGTCGCGGCGTACTCTTTCGCAGAGAGCGCCTTGATCGCGGCCTTTGGTAAGTACCGCTCGCCAGTCTCAGAAGAGGGCTTGCCAGACTTGGTGCCCCAGTCCTCCTTTGACCATTTCGAGAGGCTCTTTTGGGCCGCAGTCTTGCCGCCCGTGTAGCCGCCACCGGCGTCCTCGTACCGCTTGCCGAGCAGTTGCGATTTCCTCGCGCTCCACTGCCCCGCCTCAGTGCCGGCAACACTTTGGGACATAATCTCGCGCTTGAGGCGCTCGCGCAGTTTTGGCTTGGTATAGGTCATGTGTTTTCCTCATGCTCAAGATAATGCGAGCCTTGCGTGCAGAACCATGCGGCCTTGCGCAGATCCTGCGCTCGAGAGTTTCCGGCCTTGCGGCCGGCCCTCGAGAGATACTTGAGCGCAGATCCTACGCAATAGTCCACGGCGCCATCTGGCCCAAGGACTCCAGCAATATAGTCGATCGCTTCAATCTGGCCGCCCTCAAAGGGTAGTTCGATTTTGTAGTGCGATGGACTGTTCACCACGTCCTCGTCACGGTCTCCGCGCAGCAGCGCCTCGATCTCCTCCGAGGTCGCGACAACCTCACGCTCAAGACGCGACCTCATCCTGACACCGTCCTCGCCACCTTGGTGACGATACCGGCAAAAACGCCGACGGCCATGGCAAACGCCAAGACGCCGGCGATCCACAGAAATAGCACCATGCAAAACCGCGCAAAGTCTTCGTTTTCCTTGTCATCCATTATGCGGCCCTCTTTTTGAGTCGCTCGTTTAGATCGTGCAGCGCCCGCAGGTGAAGGAACGCCGGCCAGGCATCATCATCGAGCGATGGGTAGAAGTGATGCCCAAAGTCACCGTTCTCCTTTGAGAATCGCAGCAGGTGATACCCGCCGTCGATCTTGTTGCCGGTCGACTCTTCGTAGGCTTTGGCATACGCCGCCAACTGGCACAGATACTCGGGCCAGACACCGTTACTGGTCTTGAAGTCGCCCAGCACCAACTTGCCGTTGAGCCGCCCGATGAAGTCGAGCGTGCCGCCATAACGGTGCGTCTCGCTAATCACCTGCACCTCGCAGTCGACGATCTCGAGCTGCGTGCCCTTGACCCAGAACTCGAAGGCGGAATAAGCCGATGCCGCCTGCGCGCGGAAGGTCGCCTTATCGTTGACCGTATCCGCCTCGAGCGCCTTCTCGAGCACCAGCAGCGGCTCATCGCCCTTGACCCATGCCTCGCACATAGAGTGCACGCAAGTGCCGATCGCGAGGATGTCGCTGCCTTCGTACAAACCAGAGGGGGCAGGATTGCCCTGCCCCTCCAGAACTCCATGCTCACGGCCGGTCTTGTAGGCCCAGTTAATCAAAGCACCAGGATCTTTGATCTTGAGGATGGTCGTGACCGACGGGATCTTCTTCCCGTCGGCCGCCTTATACCCTTGTCGAGGAGTAGACATCAGAACACCAGCGCGTCATCTTTGAATTCCTCCTCCACCACCGGCTGGGCCGCGGGCTTCGCGGCTGCCTTCGGCGCTGGCTTTGGAGCGTCGATAATGCGGTTGGCGATCTTCTCCTGCACCCATGCCGGCAACTTGTCGAACACCGTGCCATCAGGCGTATCGGTCGAGTAGACGAGCGCCTCACCCTCTAGCGTCGGCGCCGGCATCGACTTCGGGAGCGGCATGATGCTCGTAAGGTTGGCATAGGTGCGGTCGCCTTTAACGGAGTGCGTTACATTGATGAACGCCGGCTTTCCTGCGACCTTCCCAAGATCGAACTTCTTGAGCTCGTCCGGCGTGAACGCCTTGCCGCGCCAGGAAGTCAGAAGCCCGTAGAGCGTCGACTTCTCGTTAAGAGACAAGCCAACCGTGCGGCTGATGACCGCCGGCAGGCTCTTGGTCTCGCCGTCCTTCGTGATCTCGACGCGGATCTCAGGGATCTGAAAGCGCAGCATCACCGTGCGCTTTGGCGCGAACTGACCGCCAGGCGAAGGCTGCACGCCAAGATCCACAATCATGTCGCAGATCGCAGCATAAGCGCCTGCCTCGAGCGGCTTGCGCTCAGGGAAGTTACCACCGCCAGATGAAGAAATAATCAAACTCATAAAAGTCTCCTTCGTTTCTACGGTTCACCAAAAATCTTGGGTGCCACGACGGCTTGCCCAATTTGGAGGGGGAACCTGCCTCCAAGTCTCTTCGTAAATTGGGTTGCGCATTTTCTGCTGCCACTCTCGGTCGCGGCGGATCTCATACGCGACCGCGATGATGATGAGCAGAATCATTAGGCCGATGAAGGCTGCGATGATAGCCACTACCACTCTCCCGAGATCCACGCATACACGAAGGTCGCGATGCCGAAGATGAACAGGCCGAGCGAGAGCATCATCCACTCGTCGGTGGTTGCGAAACCGGAGATTATCTCTAGCATCGCACACCTGCCTTGCCGACAACGAACTCGGCGTAGTGAGTCGCAAGGTCGCGGGTCTTAAAGATACGCGACGGCGGGAATCTGTAGTCGAGTTCCAGATCGGCCAGGTGCACGATGAACGTGCCGTCTGGCTTCTCATGTACCGATGACATGATCGACGTGTCGCGGTTGATGAAATTGGCAATGGATTGCGTCATGGCTTGCTCCAAAGAGGGGCGGCTTAGGCCGCCACCTCGTCGTCGTAATCGCTTTCATCTTCTGGATGCGGCTGCGGCGGCCCTTTATAAAAAGGATTGCGATACCAAACATCGCGGTCAGACAAAATCCACTGCT